GTTCCATGATGCAGCTTTTCTCAAGTCTCTCAAGATTTCACGGTCGATTTCAGCAGCCACTTGCTCAGACAACAAAGCTGTCAATTCAGCTTCAGCGTCAATGTTGTGGAATGCTGCAACGTCTTGCGCCATTTCTGGAGACCATTGAGCTCTAAGTTTTCTTTCAGTAACCGATACAGTAACAGACTGAAGGTCGAAAGAAACTTCACCGATTTTATCTTCGAATTCAAGATTCTTGTAGATTCTGTAAGTAGCTTGGAAAGCTGAGCTTACTGATGCTGTTGTAGATGAGAACGTTGAACCAGTGTATCCATCGAGTGAAGAATCTCCACAAGAAATACATACAGGAACTTGTAAGTCAACTTCAAGATAAATTTTACCCTCAGCGTCACAAGTATCATAATATGTACCACCATCAGTTTTACTATTTGGGAAAACTAAAGTTTCATTTTGTCCGTATTGTACAATACCCTTTCCGTATCTTTGTGTTACAACTCTGAATAGGTAGTTATTTTGAGTATTAGCAGAAGTGTATACGTTGCCAAGAACACCACGAATTTGAAGGTCAGATAAAAATTCTTCAGTATCCATTGGTTGACCATTAGGTCCGATAAGTTGACCAGCACCTGCTGACGCAAATCCTGACATTACAATAAGAACTTTTCTATAGTTTGCAACAGCGTATCCAGATTGTATAAGCTCACTTCCAAACCAAACAACAGTTTGAGTATCGGCTGAAATTGCCGAGAAAGAACCTTTAGAGTAGTCGTAAAGACCTGGAGGGTCTAAAGCGGGTTCGTTACCTTCGTAGAATCTATCGTAAAGGTCTTTTTGAGTGTTGTAATCATAACCACTGTTTGGTGTTTGACCAGCAGCAGCGTTAGGTGCTCCAAAAGGTGCCCAGTGTTCATTTGCTCCAGCTCCTGTGTAAGACTGAATGTTTGGTACAAAGTAGAACAACTTACCGATAGGTAGGTTCATAGCTTGTACAGAAACGATGTCGTTAGCCAAAAGCTTAGAGAATACTCTTCGTACGATTGGAAATACAACAGTTTCAAACGCACCGGTATCAGCAGTTGATGATGCTTCGTTAATCAAATATGACGCTTGGTTTTCATATAACTGCGCGATATTTTCTTTTAGGTGTCCGTTAAGCCCGTCAAGGAAACCTAACTTGTCCCATTTGTTAATTGTGTCTTCTTTGATAACTTTAAGGTGCTTAAGACCGATGTTACCAACAAGACCACTTTCTAATAATGCTCCCATTTTTGTTTTTTGTTTTTAGGATTTTTATTTATTTTTTACAATTTAGACATTAAATCCTTAATTCTTAAGAACTGAGGGTTTTCATATGTCTTTGACTCAATAAGGGTTGTTGCTGAACCCGAAGTTTTATTCGAATTCAATTGTCTTTCAACACTCTCTGAAATATTTTTAGTTTCAGTGTGAGAAAGTTCATCCTTAACAGTCTTGTAGAGTTGCTTTGATTCTTTAAGAGATTCTACCGAATCAAATCTTCTCAAGATATTTATTTTTTCTTTTTTGGTAGTGGAATGTTCTGTGAACAATCTTGTAGCATAAGCTAAATTAGAATTGAATACAGCAACTTCATTTAGTTTTTCTCTGAAAACATTCAAAGCTTTTCTGTACTCTTCATTTTTTTCTCTGAGCATTTTTAACTCAGCGTCAATTGATTCTACTTTAACGCCATTATTACCATAAACATAATTTCTATTGTTTGTGATACCTTTTCTTAATCCTCTACCTTCTTTAGACCCCATTCCATAAGTTCTAGCAGCTTCTTTTGTTTCTTCTTTGGTTTCATAGTCTTTTTTTCCAGGTTGTGTTTTAGATTTGTCACCTTTGTTTCCTCCGAATTTACCTTCGTAGTCTTTGAAGTGTCCATCTTTACCTTCTCCAGCTTTCTTTTCAACACCGTCTACTTTTTTACGCTTGTATTCGTGTTTCTTAGAGCCGAAGTCATTCCCTTCTTCCATTTCACCTTCTTTGAACTCAAATTTTGCTTTACCAGTACCCATAGTTTTAGGGCCAGCCTTTTTGTGGTCGTCAAATCCTTTTTTAGGTAAAGTACTATCGTACTTAAACTTAGGATGACCCATTCCAACGCCTTTTGGTTTTACAGTCATTTTAGCTTCGGTCAGGTCGTAATCTTCTGAAGCCATCTCGTATTCCATCATGTCCGAATCTTCTTCATCCATCATTTCCTCGAGTTCTTCTTCCATTTCTTCCTCATCCATTTCTATTTCATACATGATTTCATCTTCCGAATTATCTTTTCTTGAAGAATAAAGGGCTTCTATAACAGCGTCTAAATCTGCATCTTCTTGCATATCTAGTTCTGAGAAATCCATTTCATCTTCCATCATGTCTTCACCTTCCATCATTTCGTCCTCTTCTTCCATCATTTCATCTTCTTCTTCCATTTCGGATTCTTCAAGTTTAACGATGTATTCAGTGTCCTCACTTTCGTCGGTTAGATGAATTTCATCTCCGTCTTTCACAACAACGATTCCATCTTCTGGTCCCATTGCTTTGAAAGCTTTGATTACTTCTTCATCAGTCATGTCGGTCATGTCAATAGTGTCTTCCATATCATCGAAATCCATATCTTCCATTCCCATATCTAATTCTTCAGAGTCTTCCATATCCTCTACCTCGCCACCCATGTCTAACATGTCTAACTCGGTATCGAACTCAACCTCATCATCTTCTTGTTCAGAAAGAGATTCCTTTACTAACTGACTGATTTCTTCCTTCATAGTAGAAGCAAGTATTCCTTTTGCGTTTTCGGCAATTACCTCTTCAACGTTTTTCATTTGAATGAGTGCCTCTTCAACTAAATTTTTAGTTTCTTGCATGTAAATTGTTTTCATAATAAATAGTTATCAAAACAAAAAAATCCGTTAATACCTCTTTCATAGTGAAAAAGATATTGACGGAAATAAAAAAAGGTGGGTTTCCCCACCTTTAAATGCTTATTCGATTACCTCATCGATTTTACTTTCGACCACCGATACTATTCGCCAGTCGTGTTGAAACCCGGTATACTTTTTAGTAACCTTTGCTTCTACATCAGTGACTGAGAACCCATTAACGAGTTTTTCTTCTCTGATTTTTTTAACACGACCCGAGTTTTCATCTGGTAAATCATAAACGACTTTAGCAACGAAGAATTTTTCATCCATAATAAATAAATTAATAATTAACGATTTAAATAATCGGATAATTTTTTCATTAAGTCAACTGATTTGCCCATTCCAGAGTCAGAAATTTTTTGTTTTCTTTCTTCTTCAAGGTTTTCTTCATACATACTTCTTTCCTCGGGGCTACCAAAAAGGTACGCTCCAGGAGTTGATGGTGATGAAACGAGGTCAAAACAAATTAATTCAAAATCATCTTGAACTTCATTTTGTTCACCAATTTTTTTTAATGAACCTACCCCACGAGAAGAAACCCCCATTGTTACGCCTTGTCTTATAAGATTTGCGGCAATATCTCCTTTGGTTGACACAATTCCACTTTCATGAAAGCCTGGAGAAGTCAACAGCTTCAATTTACCCATAAGGATATTTCCATCCCACCATACGTCAGTGATAATGTGAGAAACTCTATCCAAATCAATTAGAGAAGATTCTGGGTGGTTAAGTTCAGAAGTTGATAACCCCTTTTTAATTGCATTTTTATATCTATCTGCTTCACGTTTTAAAATTTTCTCTGGATATACTCTACCATTACGGTTGGGCACACCATATTTTTGAAGAACTGCGTAAAACTCGAATGGATTTCTGTAATCTATTTCCTTTTTACCCTCTAGTATGGATTCGTTTAATCGGTCTTTTGGTGATACATATCCAGCATCCATTTCAATCAGAATGCCTTTTCCACTATCTTTGGGACCTAAAATCGGTAAATCTTTCATTATATCTTTTAAAGATAAATATAATACTAGTTGAATGTTTTTAGATTCAACTTGTCTTTACTAGAACTAAAAGTAAAATAATCGTTTTTTATGATGCAATCTTTATAAATTTCTTTGATAATTTTTTTTACAAATTCTTTTAATTGTGAACCTTTAAAATCCATTTCTTGTTTTGTAAAAAGATTAATTTCAAGATTCATAAATGATTTTTTATTTACTTGAATTCCACTAGTTCGCAGGTCCAAATCAACTATAAATTTTTCTGAAAAAAAATCTGAATTGATACTTTGGTAAACAGAATGTTTAATATTTCTAGATAAGTTTCCAACAACTCGTTCCCAGTTTTCGGATTCTTGAACTGGGCAGACCCAAGTTTGTAAGTTTATGTATAGAGATTTAAGGTTTTTTGAATCGACAGTGCCAAAAGATGTTTTTAGAGATTCGTATTGATTAAGCTTAACCGTCTTACCTTTTTTCATTAATATAGAAGTTGAATATGGTTTATTTTTATGAAAAAATAACAAACTTTTCAACATTTCCAAATATTTCTATTATATGCTAATAGTTCAGGTAAACCAAAACATAGAAAAAGCTTTAAAGTTACTTAAGTCTAAAGTTATTAAAACTAGACAAAACCAAAAATTAAATTCTAAGAAAGAATTTGTTAAGAAATCCGAAAAAAAAAGAACCTCAAAAATTAAGGCTGAATATATTCAAACACTCAAGAATCAAGAACAATAGATTCTTCTAGTTTTTTTAGACGAACATAACTAATTTGGTCAAACTTTTCGATTTCAATTTTTCCAATTGTCTCACTGATTTTTGACTTTAAATCCATATCGTCTTCTTTACTTGATAATACTTTAAGTTTGTTAACTGCAGACTCTTTTAAATCGCTAAATTCTTTTTCAAGGTCATTATTGTTTTTTGCTAAAATGTGAAAAATTTCCTTTCTTGAGGATTCATCCAAACTATTCATATATTTTGAAAGTGTTTGATTAGCAATTGAAACCATAGACTTAATAGGAATTTGTGGGATGTCTTTACCAATAGTATGTGTTTCCATCAATTTACTGATAATTGATTTTTTTGAATTCATACGTTCTTTGATATCAACCTTGTTAAAATAAACAACATTATCTATGTGCTCGTAAATGTTTTCAGATTTTTCTCCATTTTTCGGTAAAGAAGTTTTTTCTAGAAGATGTCTCACAACATTAATAGCTTCTTCCAAAAACTCTTTAGCGTCACTTTCAGTTAAACTTTGAGGTTTTGAAAGGTCATCATAAATAGAATATATTTTAGAAAAATATTTGTTTTCTAAAACATTATGTTTAAACTCCTTGAGAGTTTGTTTAAAAGTAGAAGTGTCTTTGTAAGATTCTACTAAGTTTTTTTCGATGATGGATTTAATTTGTCCGAAAGTCATGAGGTCGTTATTATTCACTAATAAATATTATGAATTTAACAACTTATTCAACTCCTCGTCTATTTTACCTAAACTTTGCTGTGCAATACCCAAATTTAAAAATCTGCTCCCATATAAATCAGTTTCAATTAACATATTCATATCTTTGTCAATAACCGATTCCGGGGTGATTTCACCCCCGGCTGGAGCTGGTGCTTCTGGTGCACCACCAGGAATTTCACCCCCTAAATCCTCACCACCTAAGGCATCACCTAAGTCAGGAATACCCCCACCGCCAAATGATGCAGCAGCAGGCTCACTAACCTCTCCTGGAGGTGCTTGAGGAGCACCCTCACCTGGTTTGTTTCCATAAAGTTCATCTAACTGGTTAAAGATTCCAGTTTTAGAAATTACTGTTGGAGTGTTTTTAAGCTCTTCACCAATCGCTCTTTCCATTCTTTGCTGCAGCAAGTCAGTTCTGATTTCATCATCTGACCAATTAAAAATATGTTTTTTAGCCCACGTAGATGAGGATGGTTGAATACCGTTCCCTGGGTCAGAAACTAAATCTCTATACAACAATACTTTTTCTTTCCAAATATCAACTTTCAGCAAATCAGCCTGAGTTGATGGGTTCGTAAGTCCTAGGGTAAAGTTTGAAATTTCTTCTTCAAAACCCAACAAAAATAAATGCACAATAGCAATTTTGTTAAGCTCTTGAATCATAGATTTTTGAATTCTGTTGATTGTACGAGCAAAACGAATATCTTGTAAAGCTAAACTTTTACCATCACCAACAACTTCTTCAAATCCTAGAAATGCTTTAGGAATTCTAAGTGCTGTAACAAGTTTTTTCTGAATGTATTCGATATCGGCAATTTCAGATAAATTCTGAGCTCCGGCCAAAGTTTCAATTGGTGAAGGTGTCGCTGGGTCACGAACAGGTATAAAGTAATCTTGGTCTACCGCCATTTGGTTGAATCTCATATCAACTTGTCCTGTTTTCGAATCAACAATTTGTTCTCTTTTGAACTTGTTAGCCACACGCTGTACATATGATTCGACATCATCATCGTTCATGTTACCAACATAAACCTTGAATACTCTTCTTTCTGGTGCGCGTGAAGTACGATAAATCAACATTGCGTCTTCTGAAAGTAA